CCGTCGTAGATTTGCCGCTTGTAGGCCACGCGCCCGCCCCCGAATAGAAAAAAGCCGCTACGGTAAGTGTAGCGACTATCAATACACCTGTATATCACCCAAAGGGTGATTTGTGCGGGCTTACGTCTTGGAACCTACAACAATCGCAAGTTTGGAGACATGACGAAATTAAAGATTCGCCTTATTTCGTCTAACTGCCATTTAATAGCCTGTTTCACCCATCCCACACTTACGCCCCGTCAGACTGCGCCGCGTCCATGTTTCGTACAACGTTGCGCGCCCGAAACAGGCACAACCGGCACCCGTGCGGCCTAACACGGCGGCTTGCGCACCGCGGCGGCTTCCTGCGTGTCGTCAGGTGTTGGAGCCTCAAATATATCGTCTGTTCTCAGTATCCATGCGGCGCGCCCAATGATTGCATACTTACCGTGCTCAAGCCGCACATAGGAAACGCCATTTTGTCCCGGTATCGGGGAGTAGGCGACAACGCCCCACGGGTGCACCGTTTCGACTGTCCAGAACGAATACACCCAACGGTGCGGCGGGGCGATTTGAATTACCTCACCAGGGATGGCGTCGCGCTCCATCTAATCCCCCTCACCCGCCACCTTCGCGGCCAACTCAACCGACGTACGCGCCCCCGCCTTATCGCGTGCGCTGCGTAAGTGCGTTTTAACTGTGTTCCGGCTTATGCACAACTGCGCGCCGATTTCCCCCGGCTTGCGCCCCTGCATCAATAGCGATACTATCTCGCGCTCACGTACTGTTAATTTGTCCATGATATGCACCACATCCCCCGCCTACACTCAAAACAACAGTGGTACGTAGTTCGTCGCCTGCCAAAGCATCAACGCCCGCGCGATAACCGTGTCGTCATGCGCCCCCGCGGGTGCGCTGTAGCTGCTGCGCCCCGTCGTTGGCGATACCGTGCGCTCGTATGCCTCTAGTTCAGCCGTCCACACCGGGTCAGCCTGCCATGCCCATTCGCCACGCTCGAAGGCAAGCGCCATGTTCTCGATTAGTGGCGGCTTCGTCTGCGAGGTGGTAGTGAAGCCGATGACGGGCAACCCCATGCGCTGCAACATCTCGAATACGGGCGTGCCGATGCTGTTGAGTTCGGTTAGTATCGCTTCCGGCTTCCACCGTTCGGCTAGTGCCTGCAAGCGCCCCACCTGAACATGATAGTCAACCTGGTTGAACCTGTCGCGCGCCACCTCGCATCGGCACGTAGAGCAGCCCACGCTAAACGACGTGTAATCGGCTTCCCTTGCCCAATCAGCGCCGCAAACGATTGTGTGCCCCTTGTGCTGTTCTGGCGTGGCGTCCAGCGGCGCGGTGAGGCACGCGGCGACATTCCTGAATACGCTTCCGCCGTCCTCAAGGAACTCTGCAAGAATCTCCTGTTTATATGCGCGCTCACTAATCTGCCCCTTAAGTGTGTCCAACTCAGACGGAGGAATAAAGGGGTTATCGTATGATGTGTAATGGAATGCCGCCCATGATGGATCGTAATGGGCTTGGTTATAAATGTTAAAGAACCAGTTCTTACCCTTTGGTGTACTGATAAACAGCGCGCCGCCTTTGCGGTCTGCCAACGTCGGGCGCAACACCTCGGACCACGTTTCTTCCTTGAGGAACGCGCATTCGTCCAATACCACGAAGTCAAGCCCCTCACCGCGTAAACTATCGGGGTTATCTGCCGATTTGATTTGCACCGTCCCGCCTGTAGGTAGTGTTATCATGCGCTCACTTTCCCGCACTACCACACCTGGAACCTGTGTCGCCAAACGTCGCATCATGCGCCACCCGATTAGAGCAATGCCGTACTGTGGAGCAACCCACCACGCACGCCCGCGCTGCGTTGCAACCGCAAAACACATCAGCGCGCCTAATTTCGTCTTGCCAAAGCGCCGCCCTGCCGTTACTGCGCGGAACCTTTGCGGCGCATCAAATATGGTGCGCTGAGCTTGATGTAATGGGGGCAGATTGATAGTTACTTCGGTAGTCAATCGTAGACCGCGCTTGCTTGGCGGCGTTACAACTCCAACACAACGGCTGAATGTTGTCTATGGAATTGCTGCCACCCAAAGATAACGGAATTACATGGTCCGGAGTCAGCTTGACTTCTGGTTCTGTTTTTCCACAGGCTAAACACCGATTACCGTAGCGGCTCTTTAGTTCCCGCCACTCTTTAGGCGTGTATTTCCCTTGGGCATTCACGACTAGAGCGCGGCGACGTGCATTTTGTACTCGCCTCTGGTCCTTTACCCTCTCTGGATTATTACTTCGCCAGCGGCGATCGGATTCAGCTTTGTATTCGTAATTCTTTTCACGCCATCGCTTATGGTACTCTGCATAATGCTCCTTTTTTTCCGCTACGTGTTTCCTATTAGCGTCCCGCACTTGCTCACTGTGCGTTTCCTTGTACTCTTTCTGATATGCCTTGCGGCATTCTTTACATCGCCCCTCATGCCCATCTGTGGTGCAATGCGAGTTCTTATAAAACTCAGAAAGTGGTTTTGTAACACCGCATACGATGCAAGTCTTTGTGATCACTAATCACCCCACGTTAACCGAATAACTAAACCATCCCCATCTTTGCCGCTTACCTCCTGCTTATCCGTAAACATCTTATGCACCTTGCCGAGTTGCACCAATGCCGCCTGCGCGTCGTACAGTTCAAATTCGACGCCGCCATCGGGGAGGAACTTAAGCTTTTTGACAAGACGCATTTTGCCGTTTTCGTTGGCTTTAGACAGGTCCAGGACAGGTAATTTGCTGCCGGGATAAAACCTGACAAAATCCGACATATCACCGCGCGCTTGCTCTGCTAGCAGCGATGCAACTTCGTCCGCTGACATTGCGCTTTCAGTGGTCCGCTGTCTTATTGCCTCTGATATTTCAGGCTTTGTCAGGTTTTCGGAACCAATAGAGTAAGCCGTTTTCGGAGAATACCCCGCCGCAAGCGCCGCCTTTGTAGCGTTACGCGTCTTTAGGTATTCATCCACAAACGCTTGCTGCTTACCCGTCAACGCCACTCGTCACCGCCTCCACATCCCCCGCCATCACAAACACCTGTAGCGCGCCATGCTCCAACGCCGCGCGCGCGTCGTCTGCCGCCATCACCTTGTCAGCGCGGCACCGTCCCCGCTGCGTGCGCCCGTTCGCCCAAATGGAGACAACGCCATCCACGTAGTCACGGCACAGCGGGCGGGGTGCCGTCACGGTCGGCGCGTTGTCGAACAGCGCCGAGTGCGACGCGGGGGCGTTGGCGTAGGTGGTCATGGTACAAACCCCGGCTTGCAACGTAATGTTTTCTCCCAATCGCAACCTTTCAAATCAACATGCCCGGCAGCATGTGAGGTCACATTACAATGAGTGGGATTTTCACGCACGTACCACCAGCGCGAACCAAGTGACGGTTTAGGCCCAAACCACGTTGATGAGCCGTCCTCATTCACTGCCCACCAACAACACCACTTGGGCGCCTTCGACCAATCAGGCTCAGGCGCTACACTGGCGGGTGTGCTGTCGTAGGTGGTCATAGTTCCGACTTCCACGCGGCATCATCCCGCAACAGGGCTTCAAGCCGCCCTAGCGTATCTTGCGCCGTGTGCCCGTCATAGCCTACATTGCGCTCAAATTCCGGCACGGTCAGCAAGTCCCACAGGCGGTCAGGCAAGTGGTAGGTAATCTGCCCGTAGTCGGTGTCAATGCCGGCAATGAACCAACCGGGCCATTCCTCACCCTTGTCGTTCTTGCGCGTCTTAAATCCGCTTCCGTCTACGTTGCAAACCAAAGCCCACAGCAAGCACCTGTGCTCATACAGTTCATCGAATGTGTGATAGCCGTCGCTTACCTGTCCCGGTTCGCAATCAATCGGTATCTCGCCGTATGGCGCAATCAATTTCGCCGTCATCCGTGCCCCCATAGGTCTTCCGCGTTCGCCTCCGCGTCGCTGTGGTCGGCTATGTACTCTGTCAGGTCGTCTATCTGCGCCTGCTGCTGCTGCACGATGCGGCTCCAACTGGCGTCACGGTCGTCACGCCGCACCTCGTAATAGTGCGCAATGAGCAGCCCGCCCACGATGCCCAACACCGAACAGAACGCGCCGAGTAACACGCCGTCAATCATCCGTGCCGCCCCCGTTCTAGTTCCTCAACCCGCAACGTCAACGCCTGCAACGCATCGACAAGCCGCACGAACTCGGCGCGCATCTTGTCGTCAGCCGTGCGGCA